TTGTCGATGCGCTGTCCACCGATTTCGAGCTCGACGTTCTTGACCAAGTTGTGGCCGACCCAGTTGAGCCAGCGGAACTGGGCGCCTGAGCCGTCCGTTGAGAGGAGCGTAACCTTGGGGAGCGTGGCCTGGAGGTAGATGCGGTGGATCAAGTCGCCGTTGCGCTGGATCGTGCATGTTACCTTGCGACCGAAGCCAGGAGAGCCGTTGAAGGGGTTCTCGATTGACTCCATCGCGAAGTTCGTGTGGCGGCGGTACACGACCTTGAAGAATGTGATCTGGGGGTTACCTGTTAGGTAAACGTCCTGGGCGCCATAGGCTACAAGCTGCATCAAACCACCACCTGTCATTTGTTATACCCTCGCCAGAGAAAAAAAATTTGGACCGTGAATCTTTTTGGAATAATCGAATCCCTCGTCCGGGAGGCCTTTTTCAACATTTTTAAGCGCAAGTCAAGATCATCATACTCTGGGGCTAAAGAACTAACCGACAACCCCTTATTAGCCTAGTATGACCGATCCCTTCTTTCAGATTCGCCCCTCTAAGAGATCGAACCCTGAAGCTCGGACAACACTCGACACGGTTCACAACCACTATTTGACAAAGGTTAAGGATATAGGTGAACAAGTGACAAACTGGAAGGATCATCATTCGACCCTAATCCAAGAATTCCAAAAAGAAACCAGTGATATTGAGAGATATCGGATAGAACAGGATATAAAAGATGTAAAACAAAAGATCGATTCTACGGATGAAAAGGGGGCTGTCTATGATTATTATTTACAGACCGGTGATCTTTTGTTTCAATATTATGATATCCAGGACAGAATTAATCGTGGAGCGGACAATGTAATTTCGGTGGCGGATCGTGCCCGCCCCGGAAGTGTTTTCGAGGCTTTAGAAAATGCGTCCAAACAAGATTCCAGTGGATCCAAGGTGGCTTCTTCTGTAAACATACACCAAGGCGCAAAAGACAATAAGGGTGACACTCTACGTCGTGATGCTCTGCTAGACCAATATCTTCAGAGGATGGATCCTCTATACAATCGCCCCTCGATGCATGCTCTCAATGACACATCGTTTGTCTGTGATGCGTGTGGTGAAGATATGAAGATATCAGTGAATGATGCAACTGTCTCGTGTCCCGAGTGTGGATTCCATAAACTCATTTTGATGGACTCTGATAAGCCAAGTTACAAGGATCCACCCCGCGAAGTCTCATATTACGCATATAAACGTATCAATCACTTCAATGAGTGGCTCGCACAATTCCAGGCGAAGGAGAGTACCAAGATCCCCGAGGAGGTCTTTGAGAACATCCAGGGGCAGATCAAGAAGGAGCGTATTCAGCCATCCTCTTTGAATCGTAGTAAGATACGCGAGATTCTTAAGAAACTCAAGTATAATTCTTATTATGAACACGTTCCGCATATCTTGAGCAGACTCAACGGTCACACGGCCCCCGTGATGGATCGTGAGACGGAGGAGAAGCTCCGCTACTTGTTTAAGGAGATTCAGCCGTCGTTCCAGAAGCACTGTCCAGCGGATAGATCAAATTTCTTGTCATATTCCTATGTCTTATACAAGTTATGTGAACTTCTGGAGCTCGATGATTTTCTACACTGCTTTCCTTTGCTGAAGAATCGTGATAAATTGTATGCGCAAGATAAAATCTGGGAGAAGATCTGTAAGGATTTACAGTGGGAATTTATCAGATCGATATGAAATGTCAACTACGGCAATACACATACTCTACCGCCAAGTACTGAATTCCGAATTGCAAAGCAATTCGGTGACAAGAACCCCTTAATGTCAGCCTCGCCATAGCGAGGCTGACCTATTAAGGCTCTTAATTCACTACTTGGTTGTGCGCAGCAACCCTTAGGAGTACTTAATATAAGTACTCCACGGTAGTTTCTTTATGTACTATAAATAGAGTATGTCTAAGATCTTAATAAAATACCTTGTTATCTTTTTACATGCCGTTGTCATTGGCTGTGCTTCAATCCCTCTTTTATTCAGTGAAAATCTAAAGGTCCTTGGGTTCTTATGTATTCTTGTTCTTATTGTCTTTATTCAGGTAGTTGTTTACGATGGTTGTATTATGTCGAAATATGAACGTGTGACAACAGATAAATATGAGATTGTTCCGAGTGAAATCATTAAGAAGGTATTATGTCTAGGAGATACTGTGGATCTTGCAGATCTACAGAAACTACTGGTTGGAGGAACACTTGCGGTTTATTTAGCTAAGATTGGTCTTATCTTATTTATCGAGGTAGTCTTTGAAATGCCTATGCGTAAATTTTTGTCAGTTCATCCTTATCTAAATAATTCTCTAGTCCAAGTGAAAGATTATCTTTAAGGCATATGCTAGACTAAAGGCTCCGAGTCCGTGAATCATTTCATTGCGGTTTTTTGTATAAGCTTCATCTGGATTACAACGGGTTTGGAATACTGTATCAAACACTTCCGGGTTATAATTACAAAAAGTCTTTTCGTGATGCTCCTTGTGTTGTTCGTTGCCGTACATACTGTAATCAAGGATGTGAATCGATATGTACAAAAAAGCTGCGCCAAAAATCATAGAGCTACTCAGTATGTGAATACCGAGTAATTCTTGTAGAACATAGAATCCAAAAAAACATAGAAAATTCACGATACTTTCTATGAGAAGCTCAAGGGGTCGTGGAAGAACTAGAGATTTACTGTGGTGAATATAGACATGCGGATTTAGCACATTGAAGGGATAGGTTGTTGAAACCATATGGGCAAATCGGTGCCCCCAGTAACTCCAGGAAAGCAGAAAGACTGCTTGTAAGAATGCGGATCCAAGGCTATATTCAGGTAAGGCTAACGCCATAGAAAGGCCGAGCCATACAGCAAGTGTTGGTATATAAGCATCTGTAAATTCCAGCCAACGTATCTCTGACATACTATTCGGTGTCTTTAGAAGATTCTATGAAATATCCGTAGATGACAAATCCAATAAAGAATTCCAGTAAATCAATGGCGACATTTTGTTCATAGGCACCCTTTCCTAGTAAAAGTTGGTATGCTACAAATAAGAGTATTATAAATTTAAATTTATAGGCTAAAATACCAAAGGCAAGATGCCAGAAGGAATTCCAGCCGTCGGAGAAGATAGCCCGCATTCTAAATAGATTCAATTAGATTTTACAAATCTAATTAAAATTATTTCATTTTTAATTTATTCTTTTTATAGAATATCACCCATATGGCGTTCTAGAAGTTCAGCCTGTTTCAACATAACTCTTAAGTCGTGCTTCTTGTCACTATTCTTAAATTCATTCATAGAACTCTTGATAGCTTTTACAAGATCGTGGACACTCTCCTTGTAGGCCTTTACCTTCGTACTAAGGCCCTTAGCCTTCGCTAGAAGCATCCATCCAAGGTGCTTGTACTCGTGCTTGAGCCATCCAGCTAAGCCAGAGAATGTTGAGCTATTACGAGGAATGCGATTCTTACGCGTGAACATCTTTCTATATCAACCAAAGAAATAGTACCGTAGATCCATTTATCTCATTCCTGTGGTTTTACGTACCGATACATCCAGAATAAACATTAAAAATAGACCGGTCATAATGAAGGAAAGCATCTCAAGTTGAGGGCTTGCTCCTTCAGCCCTATATTCAAGATCATCTAGACGTGCCATGAGACTATCAATCTTCGCTCTCATTGACGCCATGTCACCCATCTCTAGGCCATGAATCTGATCAGATTTTCTGTAAGATGTGTCTACAAATGAGCTACTTACACGATCGGATGACAGAGGTTTCCATCTCTGCCGGAGTTCAGGAACGGGCAGAGATCCTCCAGCGGCCTTATCTGTGCCCTTCTGATCAAAAGATTTTGTGAAATCTGCGTCGAGCATATAACCATTGGGATGATCAACGTGCATGTTAAAGGGAGCCATCACATCCTCATTTGGATTTGTAAATGCCTCGGCTCCAAAAAATGAGGGTGTCGGTTCTGTATGAATCTTATTCGTTGATCTTGGGGCTGGAAGTGAATTATTCACAGTCATCTTTTTCTGAAATGTTGTACTCGCATCAAGATATTCATCCGAAATTTCAGGTGCCTTACCACTTCCAAGAGGGGTAATTTCATCTAAGCGTTTTACGGCCGGACGATCCGCATCGGTTGGAGGTAGCTCATAGGCTTGAAATCCCTCCTTTGGTTTCCGTGATTTCTTTTTTCTTTCATCGGCATTTCCTATTTGAGGAAATGCATCCTGTAAGGAAGCGAACTCCATCCCTACTTCTCTATCTTGACGCAATGTCTTTTTTACATTACAAATCCTACACCTTTATCAGAATGGTGGCGAAGGTCGATCCAAAGGTTCCAGAAATGGATATGAGTTTAGGAAACTGGATCTACAATACACGGTCAATGCTTCATTTTCCATTTACGGTAGTTGTAGTTGCTGCTCTTCTTGTTGCTGGAACCTTTGCTGAGACATCATCCCGGAAGTCTCTTGAGGCTCTTGATTCAAATCTTGGGCGCGTCATATTATTCATTCTTCCAATGCTTATAGCCTATATGATTGACTGGTCAACAGGTGTTCTCGCAGCTACAGTTGCCTTGATTGTATTCGCCAAGCTACAAAGGGGTGATGATGATGAAGGATTTATGGATTCATCGGATAGCGATAAGAGTGATGTAACAACCAAGATTATATCCAATTCTCATCGCTGGTTTGTGGAGAAGATTCTAGGGGAAAGCCCTGTAGCAATCTCATCAGATCGTATTCGCACGAGTGCGGTTCAAGGTGAAACTCAGCGGTCAAGTTCATCATCGAGTGCGAGTGAAACAAGCGGATCTTCACCTGGTCATTCATCTACATTCAGTTTTAGTAGCAGTTCAAATAAGTGATTTTG